CAATAACATCAGCCCTTGGCTCATGCGCTGCAATAACATCCTTTATATGCTCTTGCATCGTCAAGAATGTCTGTGCTGTAATATTCTCAAACAACATAGCACGAATGTTACCACCAAGATTTGGTTGAAACAATCGTTCGCCTTTATCAGTCAACATAAGATTACGAAGAGACTGTTTTACAGCATCAACATTTGTTTTGCGTAAGACTGTGCTACGAATTGGATGCTTATCCAAGTCCGTAAAGAAGTCCGAGTATACAACTCTTTGTGTTAATGGTGTTGCCATATGAAGCAATCTCCAGTTTTCTTTTTATTTATAAGACTAAGTAAGGTAGGTAGCGATTACATTCTCGTCTAATATATTATTTTTTATAGACTCTCTTAAAGCCCTGCTGACAGATATGTTTCTTAACTCTGCTGGTTGAAAATGGCCAGAATCATTTTTAATATAATTCTCTAAACCATATTTTAAAAAATGTTTTCTAATGATACCAGTGTAATACTTAGTATCCCATTTTGCTTTACCATTAACAATAAAAACAATATCACATGCACACTTATAATTATGCCAACTTTTACCTGCTGGCGCTGCTCGTGGTCCCCCAGCTTCGTATTTTCTTCTTAAAGCAGCTTGTTCAGCAAAAGTTCTTGTTGCAAACGTATATCTTGCTGTCCCATTCATAGCTAAAATGGCAGGATCATTCTGAACATCACGAATAGCATTAGCAAATCGCTCTCTAATTTTTCCATGAAGAGTATTCACTTTAACCGCAGTTTTCTTATCATATCTACCGTTAAAATATGAAGCATCATACAATTTATTATCACCAGTCCATTTTATAACTTGACGAATGACTGCTCCTTTATTCGCAATTGGTCTACCTGCCGCAGCAGAAGATGCCGACCTTTGATTGCTTGCTCGTTGCATATCGGCATAGGTAGAAGAAGCGCCATTCACTCTCTTTGAAATACACTCACACTCTGTTCGTATCTTTTCATCGTGCGCTTTATTAGCTTTTGCAATTTGATTTTTTACGATTTGCTCTATTTGCACCGGATCAGCTTGTGGATTATTTTCTTGCGTTTTCTTAACCACAGCAGCAGTTGCTAATGCAATTTTTTTATTTTGAGTGTCAGTAACTAGCCCCTTCACACGGTCAAGTTTATTCGTAAGCATTTTTTGTGTTGGTGATAAATTCAAAGCGCTTACTTCTACTTTATCAGCAAGAGCATCAACGTTTTTTTGAAGATTCTTAACCAATGCTTCAGTAGATTTAGAAGTATGAACACTACATCCTTCTGTAATTTTTATTGTTTCTGCTAAAGAACTTTGCACACCACCAAGAAGTGCGTCAACAGAAGACTTAAAAGTATTTGCAACTGCTTCTGCTTGCGCTTCTAGATTTTTTTGTAAATCGACAGTATTGATAGCTTCGAGATCATCAAGAGTATCAATAATATTATTAGTAACGTTTGATACTGCTCCTATAGTTTCATCAATCAAATTGGCAACAGTTTTTTCTGCTTGTGAAGCAATTGTTTTTGGTTCTAAATCGCTTGCAAAATCAAGTAAACCGTCAGTTACGCTTGTGACAACGCCTGAAATAGAAGACCCAAGCGCATCTAAATCAAACGTCTCTAAACTCAATTCCTTTGGTGTTTTAGAACTCGCAAGTGCTGCTAATACTACTTCACATCCACCAGCAGCAGCATTATTAAATTGGTCAATACCAGCACCCAAATCAGACAGTCCTTCAACGGATAAATCAAACGATTCTGGTGAAAAGTTTTCAATATCTACTCCGCTATCAAAAAGAACTGTTGATAATTGAGACGTATCTAGTGCAGCAATACTAGACGATAAGTTTCCAACTGCTGATAACTCATCAATGTTTAACTCTGTTAATTTTTTTGTAATACTCTCTTTGAGAGCAAACATATCTTGTGGGGCAAATGCTTCTGACGGTACAATAGCGTTGTACTTTTGTAACTCAGAAAAAATCTCTCCATCTGGACCAGGGCCAGGGACAGAATCTGAAATTTCTAACAGGTCATTAGATGTTAGAAAAGGAACATCAATAGATAATAGAGACATTAGAGTTCTTCCTCTCCTAGTGGATGAGTATCTCTCCAGAGTTCTGGCGGGTCAGTGAAGCTGGAATATGGATCATCTTCGAATTCTGTTTCGATTGGAAACTTTCTATCAGGTGGATCAGGGAATAGATGTTTAAACGCTGGCTGCTTGCCAGATGGTTTTACTCGTGTTACATTTACACCATTAAGTGTTGTGCTGAACCCAGGGTCAATTTCAACTGCTCCACTAGTATTCAAATCAATCTTAGCACCATCAATAGCAATATTACCAGTCGCTTTAATATTTGTTTTACCAGCAGCATCGAAGTATGTATTAGCACCACTCTCAATTCTCACATCTGTGTTAGCATATGCAGAAACAAATCCAGTATTAGCATAGATGTGAATATTGTCTTTCTGCGCTTGAATGTAAACGCTTTTATTAGCAAAGACATTATAGTTATCAAGAAAGGCTTCTTGTCTGATTGCAGAACTTCTCTGTGCAAAAATATCACCTGAGTTCATATAAATTCCACCTGCAACATTTAGATTGTAGTCGCCATGCACATTCGTGTTCAAGCTACCATCAACAGTTAGATTGCAATCAGATTCAACTGTAACATTACAAGTACCCTTTACGACAACATCTGCTGTGCCGTTAATCATAATTCTACCATTCTTCTCAACGATTGTTACATCATCACCGATAATCTTATTCACACGAGTACCAGTTGGACCAACTTCTGTGAATGTACCAGAAGCATGATGAATGTTGATACGCTCTGAGCCTGGTGTGTCATCCATCTCAAAGACATGACCCGATTCAGTTTCTTGAACTTTATTGTATGGGTACTCTGCATTATATGGTGGCGATGGTTCTGACCAAGGATACGCAGGGCAGTGTTCTTGATTGATAAATTTACCAGCAACATGAGTTTCCCCTATATCTTCACCTCTTGCAAGACGGGAGATATCTGGCTGATATGATGATGCTGGATGCGGGTTAGCATCTGATGCTGCATTGAAACCAAGTGCTGTATTTACAGCAGTTGTAGGCATACCAGGCATCACACCAAGAAGCATCGGGTGTTGAGCATCAGCGCCATCAAGGAAAAATCCGAACACCCACGACCCTTCAATTGGTGGCTTATAGTTGATATCATACGAACCAATAACAGGTATTGCCCAAGGTAGAGTTTCTGTAGGCACATCTTCTTTACTGTCTGGATGAATATCAAAGCAGCGAACACGAACACGACCCATCTTTCTTGGGTCTCTACGGTCTTCTACGACGCCCATAAACCATAATAAATTTCTAAAACCATTTTCTGCCATTATCCTTCAAACTCCGATGTCAATTCAGCAATTGTTGAAACCCCAGACTTGTCTCCAGGAAATAAGTCTTTAATTATAGTCAATCTACTGGTATACTTTTTACCTTTTATAAAATGTTTAATAGTTTGGACTAACCAATAGCCAGAAAGACTTTTATGTCTATCTTTAGCCCCAACAACATTTTCAAATTGAGGTATGTCAAGTAAAATAACATCACCAGCAAATAAATCATTTCTACCGTATATTTCTATTTCAATAGAGGTAGAGTTTAGATAGTATCTATTTGAAACTTTAGGACCAGTAATATCTTTGTATCTTTGCTGTTCTCTCTCGAAATCAGTGAATATCATATATGATTTCATAACATTTTCGTCACTGAAAAAAGCATCAGTAAATTTTTCAGTATGTGGAAATCTAACCGTATCACTTAAATGTTTGTAGTCTTGAAAGCTATCTTTGTATTTAAAAATATTGTGAATATACTGTTTGTTCAATATGTCAATTTCAACAACATCAGAAATCATAGCACCGATATTCATTTCAGCAACCGTGTTTAATCGATTTGGTATAAAAAATGAAGTGATATTATTCATTGCCCTATCTCTATCAGCGGGGCCTTCTATTGCAATAGATGGGTCATAAGAATACGCTTTCGCAGTAGGCTTAGATGTTCTAATCATTTCTTCATGAGTGATCATCTTAAACTTCTCTCTGTTTTGAAAGAAGTAATAATTAGAACTCTTATCATCAGCAGAAAATGATTTTCGACAAAGAAAGTTGATAGCTTGAATAGGTTGTAGAGAAGGAATAACTAGAGTTTGCGTACCAGTCGTATCTTGGATTTCAATATCGTTGGCAGAGTTTTTAAAGTTGGTTTCATCTACAATGAACTCATCAAATATTAGTTGAGCCATTTCTTTAGTAGTGAAATCAACATAACTTTTTTGTACGTTTTTACTTGTGCTTATAAAATGTTGTGGTGATATAAACTGTAATCTGTAATACATATAGTTTTGCTGATCACCAGGAACAGCATCTGATAAGCTATAAATTAAAAATTGTTGTGTAATCTCGTTTTCAAAAAAATCTACATATCTCAGTGTAAATATTTCTTCGCCAAGAATAGGAAAGTTATCAATTAAACCTGAAGAATCTAATAGTGTCATTTCACCAAAAAGTAAAGGCGAATCAATAGACTCGGTAAACGATATCTCTGAGATATAATCTGATATGTCAAACGCAGGTTTTTTGAGTTCACCATAACGATTGAGCGTTGCCAGTTGAATATCACAAAATCCTACGTCAAATGTATCATCACTCATTTAACAAACTTCTTAAATTTTCTAGAACTGTTGGAGCATACGAAGTATTAACGAGAATGATATTTCTTAGTTCCTCATTCTCTTCCATTTCATAATCAAAACGACGAACAGCAGTCCAATCACCAGCAACAAAATCACCATTGAATGTCTGCGCTCTTATATATGAGTCTGGGCTAATCAGTATCGTCTCATCATCAGTATTTTTCCAGTGAACGATGTTATCTGTTCTGGTTGTATCTTGTCCCCATACGATAGCATCAGTGCCTGTAGGAAGTGCTTGACTTTTATACTTCTTTCTAAAATATTCAGTGAAGTCTTCATATGTCTTTGGCCATTGAGTGTATGGGTCAACAATGTCATTAGCAAAATACACTAACCAACTCATAGCAGGATCATCATAGTAGAAGTCTGCAATGTCTTCTGCTTTCTCATCTTCTCTTATTGTATAACGAAGAAAAGAATATGGGTCATTTTGTGATAGATTATTTATTAGTGATGTTTTAAGAGAGATGTTCTTTACAGACTTCTCAATCGTAAAACTACCATTAGCAAAAGCGTATTGTGTTTGTGGATAGTATCTGAAATATTTAGACATTAAAAATCATCTCCTTCAACAGAAGCAGCTTGTCCACTAAGTGTATTTTCGGGTACTGCTTCAGATGATCCACCATAATCTTCTCTAGTCCACATCTGCATTTCCTGCATAGTCACACTAAGTTTTAATGCTGCTGCATTACCACCTTCTAGAAACGCAAGTTCTCCACCACCAGCATAATCAACATCAACTCTGTTAATCATACATGCCTTCATTACAAGCGTATCAACTCCTGTAATTAAAGGTAGACAAACACTAGGATAAGATAAAAACGTTTTACCACCGGCACTCACATTACCCGCTTTAAAATCTTTATAGTAAGGAAGACTATGATACTTAAAAAGTCTTATGATTTCTTTAATCGCATTAGTTTCAGCACGAGATTTGGGTATAAATGTCCAATTGAAAGTAAACGTTCTTAAATCAACACCATCAAATAGTAATGCTTGGAAAGGGTTTCTTTTGGCTCCAGCACCAGCTTCAACACCTTGCATCACAGCGGGTGCCACCGCACTAGCAGCTTCATTAGCAAGGTAAGAGGCTGCTGCTCCAGCAAGCTCTTTAATTCCCACACCTTTTGCAGCATCTACCAATGCACTTATCCCACCCGATCCTAATGCACTCGTACCGATAGCAACAGCATTACCCACTAAACCAAGTTCTGTTGCAGAAACTCTTATACCTTGAGCATCGATTAAGGCATCAGGCAAAGAAAGAAAAACAGAATCTTGAATATCTGCTCTTGCACTTGTTATTGTGCCAGAATTTCTTTCACCATACGAATATTTCTTGAACATCAAGAGCATACCAACATTTCCTAAATCAGAAGGAAATTGTACTTGGTTCACTTGATTTTCTGCTTTCTTAATATTTCGTATAGCATCTGGTGAGCGAGGCACATGTGACTGCATAGTTCGACCTTTATAAATACTTATTTACATCTATTTATAACGAAAACAATATGGCATACCGAGGAAAATTCAGACCTTCAAACTCTCATAAATATAAGGGTGACCACACTAAGATTATTTATAGAAGTCTATGGGAACTAAAGTTTATGAGAAG